GAACATAAACCTGTTAAATGCTTCTGTAAGCTGCTGCTGTTCGAGCTGCTGTTGGACATCGCCAACAGATGATGTTGCCGCCCCCGGTTCAAGGCTAGCTTGCTGGACACTGGGGGTTAAACCCATTGCCCTCGTCATCTGGTCCAATGAATTCTGAAAGTTAGCACTTTCCATACTACCGGCAGTGGAGCCAATCGCCTGCTGTTCTGCCTGCGTCGCTATACCTTCAAGCGCCCCTTCTCTCCCACCTCCAAATTGTCCAGTTCCGACCGCCCCTTCTCGTATCGCAGGCTCAATATTCTCCGAAAAATTCTGTTCAATAGGTCGGACAGCTCCAGCTATCGCCGCGCGAAGCCCCGGATTAGTATCCGGATTAAGGCTAGCGCCAGAAGTCAAGAAGCTCTGCGCCCTTTGCGCATCTGATGCCTCCTGCGATAACGCTCCTCCGGGGCCTCCAGCCTGAAGCGTCTGCGCTTGACCCGCTCTCTGCGGATCAGTGAACCCCGCGACGCTGCTCCCAGTTGGCAAAGTAGGCTGGTTCTGCGCATACTTTGTTGCAAATGGCATCGCCATATTCAGCAAATTCTGCTGCTCCGGCGATAAAATCTGCTGCGTAGTTTGCTGCGAAGTTTGCTGACCGCCGCCCATTTCTAGCTCCTAGTTCACAACTGGCCGTTGAATCTCACATCCATATGCCACATAGTCGACCTTGAAACCCTTTTCCCGCTGAAACTTCCGCTCCCACCCCGGCCTTCCGAGAACTTCGATCCGAACACATTCGGTCATCCAAGCGTAGAGATTAAACTTCTCCCTAAGCTCATCGAAATACTCCGCGAGACCTGAGCCATGAGCCCACACAATCTGAAGGACCTTTCCAACCGGAGTCGCTAACACCGCCGTCATCAGAACCAAATTCTCCCCCGCGGTCCAAACCTGCATCTCATCCTTAAAAACTTTATCGACAATATCTTCCTTGCTATAGAACCGACGCATCGAAGGCGTCGCATCAATCCGCCACTCTATCTGCTTCCAATGCTGAGCAGCTTCATCCTTCGTAAGTAAACAGACCTGAGGTATCATACCGTCCTCACATATATCTTACTCGGGTCAGCTGTATCTCTATATAGCTGATTGAGCCCAACTCCAGCCGTTGCTGCATTAGCATTCGTTGGCACCGCCACCGCTATCAATCCACTTATTATAAGCCCTTTAGGAATAGTTAAACCTCCTCCATTATCAAACACAAAGTTATGGTTAAGCTGGCCGAGAACATCGCTCGTTTGAAATATAATATTCGATGGAATGTTATTCCCGACACTTGCTCCCCCTTGCTGAAATAGCAACGATGCTGAAGGTTGGTGCACCGTACTAACTGTCCCATAGCCAATTATGGTTAGCAGACTATCTCCATTTAATGAATTTGCTCCACCACCTCTACTTTTCGCCATCAGAATATTTGGCGAAGCAGCATCATTAAAATCATTAACCATATCTATTACAGGTTGGCCACTAGTAGTCGTAGACTTCCCCGAAAGAAATCCTACATCGGTCGCCTCCCATACCTTCCCCAAATCCATCGGAACCCAACCGCCGGCTCTATAACCTACAAAATTTTCATTCACCGGACTTTGTATAAATCTCAGCGGAGCCCAATTTATGCCATCCGCGATCTCTATCAACCCATCCCTCGGTGTAACCGGCGCTTTTGAAATTACTCCAAGTTGAAGTCGAGTAATTTCACTTAGACTTGTCGAAAGCTTATGTAATTCCCTCTGCATCCAATCGACAATATTCCTCCCATCTTCAGTCTGTGGGCCTATTGTGGGTGGAGTCGGCGTATAGAGTGGATCGTTGGATATTGCCATCAGAATTCCCCTAATGGCTCCAAATCGAGTTTATATCCATCCAGCCTCCACCCTGTCTGCCCCCGAAATTCAACCGAGATACTTCTCCCCTGTCCCTCACATCCCTCCACAAATAAATTTATATCCGGATCGAAAGTTTGATATGGATTCCACGTAATATTGCCGTTTATAAGTTGTGCGTAACCAACTCGGATCTGAACTGTATTTTGTGCCTGGATCTTTGGCCATAGAACTCTAATCATCTTCTGATTTTTAAGATCGACAACCCACTCCCCATTTCTCTTCTGCCCAGTTATACTGAGCCCGGTGCGTTGGACGATGCCAGTAAATGTGACTCCATCTCGCGTTACAGTACCAGTATCATCAAGAAGAATTAATTTCTTCGTATTCGGATTGCAAACTGCTATCCTTCTCCTCTTACTTGTCGCCCACTGTGCACTATCCTGTGCCCATGTAAGTGTCTGCTGCGCCCACGTTTGGCCGGTTACAGGTATAGTGCCAATCTCCGCCGCTCTGAAATCAATACCTGTTGCCTCAGTAAAGCTATTATATTTATAATTCCATATGAGGGCCGAATCCGGCTCCGCCGCTCCATTCGAAGGATAGCAGAACCAAATCTCATCATAGACCGGGTTATTGAACATGAAGCTGGTGTCGAAGGTGCTTGGATCAATCCGATTAAACAGGTATCGGCGCATTCGCTTCGAAAGGAGGCTCTCAGAAGATATCCCATTATGGACAAGTATATCATCCTGCGTCGCAACTACGTGCTGCCTTCCATCAGCAGTTATCGCAAGGCATCTACTTGCGAGAATACCTGTATTCTCCATAAATGAGTGGAACGAGAATACAAAAGGCGAACCAATGAATTGGACACGCCACGTAGACGCCTCCTTATAAATAAAAAACTGTCCCTGAAGTTCCTGTCCATCAAGAATGCGCCCAGAAGCCACATCGGGGAGGTCAGTCGAACCCGCATCATTGGTGGGATCAGTAAAATCCCAAGTGGAGGGTAGCGATCCCGGCACGGCGGCATTGGACCACCTCACTTGGTGCGGCAGGTTTACTCCACTACTTGTATTATTCAGGGCGAACATGTAGCTGAGGAATGATCTCACAACCCTGCTAGTGAAATTCGCAGGCCAGTTAGTGAGGTCTTGCATCTTCTGCCCAGCGCTATAATTCGCCCAGAACTGCGGTTTATCAATGCCATCATTCAGTATTGGAACCCCTTGGAATAAAGTCCCATTCCAACTCTTCGCATCGACAGCGGCGTAATTTCCCCCGACGGCTCTTGTAATGTCTGTATCATTAACTCCATCAAATACATAGATGTGTAAAAGAGAAGCCCATAGCCACCACGGCTGAGTAGCAGAAGATATATACATCAGCGCCATCGGAGTATCAAAAGTCGTATTGACTAGCGGCGGATTGGCTCCTGTAAGCAACGCAAAATTCTGTGTAAAATTGGTTCCTAGCGCTATAGGACTTGCATTTTGTTTAGTCTCGATCCCCGTATTGGTCGAAACATAAACATTCCAACTAGTTGCACTATTAGAGCCTATTGGACTAGCTACCACTAGGAAATTATTTGCTGCAACTACAAGACTAGATTCGGCTGACGCTGTTGTCTCTCCATCCACATTAACGTAGGTAACTTTTACAAAGAAAGTTGAAAGAGGGAAAGCTCCACCCGCTACTTGACTGAGAACCGGCGCCGCAGGAGCCGCCGGGACGCCTCGGGGATTTATGCCCAACGTGGGGCTCCACCCCGGTAACATTTCAACGCCGTTCGCAAGATATCTAACATTCTGGCCAAGCGTCCATCCTTCCGGCGGTATCTGATACCCCGGTTCATCCTGGATCACACCAATGGACATCAAATCATTTACTTCTATTTCCGCCATTTGAAGTCCCATTCTTCATAATTGTGGCAACTTCAGCTATCTGCGCCTTTACTTCCTCTGCTTTCGCGACAATCACATCCGTATTCCGTGCTGCAATCTTCGCATTCTCCGCAGCAGTAAAAGCTCTCTCCGCTGCCATTCCGGCCTCAACTGCCGCATCTATAATTCTCTTATCCATCTCATTCAATTTCTTCTTATTTCTTAATGATGATAGAATAGTTATAAGCACTCCTATCGCCGTTGCCGCTTTTGTTAGATTATCAAGAAGTATAGCTAACTCTGGGTCGATCACTTTATTCTCCAAAAAGAGGGGGAGGCTTTTATCCCTCCCCCAGGTGGCCACTCTCGGGGAGTTCAGAATTTATAACTCAAGCGGGCGCGTCCAATGTCGGCCGGCACACGTGTACCGATTGTTAAGATACCCGCAGTCGCACTCGGCCCGTCGAGATCAACATGCAGATATTCGGCACCGAGAAGGAGATTGGGAGTAAGCGCATATTCCACTCCTGCACCCACAACCCAGCCGATAGCCGGCGTCGTAATTACTACCCCGCCGTTGATATCTCCCACCTTGACATGTCCATAGGCGACACCGCCGGTTCCATAGACCATCAAATATTCCGTGAGGAGAAAGCCGCCACGAAGCCGCGTCGTGCCGAACCATGGTAGCTTGGTCTCGATGCCATTCTCGGTCTGCTTAATAGTGGTAGCGGAGATGTCAGTCTCCGCCCCGAGGAGAAAGTTGCCGAGCACATAGTTGTAACCGATATGACCACCACCAACAACGCCACTCGCACTATGTTTGGCTGATAGTGAGTTTGGATCATTGGCCTCATTGACGTCCGCTTCGAAATCAGCGCCGCCATACCCGGCATTCAGACCGATGTAGAGGCCGCACCAATAGCAAGTCGGAGCGAGGGGCGCATCCCTCGGCCGTAGCCTCATATCAGCCGAATGGCCATACGTTCCGAGGAGCGCCGCCAATGCTGTTCCGAGAGCCAATGCTGAGATTACTTCTCTCATCTTCCTATTCCTTTAGTTCGGGTTACGCTCTTTATCTGACGGAGTTTCTTGTAACCCTAGAGCCGATTTGGCGGGGGCATTCTTGCCCCTGCATTCGCAGAACTTCCCGTTGCCGGTTGACCTTGGGTTGGCACTAGATTCGACTGAACAGACCACCCAGCCAATCCCATACTTACGAGACCTCCAGCCGTCAACGCCGTGTTGGCATCGAGGCCGAGGTATTTCAGCCCGATCCCTGTAACCAGAGCACCTCCAAGTGCCCTCAGCGCGCCGAAAAAGACATTCCAATTCATTTTGCCTCCACTGTCGCTGCTTTGACCGCCCACATCGCGGCCTCTTCATATGCCGTCTGAGCCAGCGCCGCGAGGCGCCCGTCATGTACCTTTAGTGCTTCGCAAATGTCAATCAATTCAGCCGACTTTTGCTTGATAATGTCAACCGTATTGATCGAGCTTGGATTGAACTGCACCCGTACTCGATCTTCTCCAATGCTCATTATCTTCTCCTTTTCCACGTTGTAGACTATGGTCCTACTATGCCACCCGGCCCACCAGAGCCCGGTACATTCTTCTGTGGACCAGGCATCATGTGCTTCGGGTCAATTCCGGGGCTGGAGGTCCACTTACTTCCCGAATCCGGCGCCTTATGCCCCCCGCCAAGGGGATCAACCAATTTCCCCATATGCGGGCTCTTCTTCCCGGAGGGATGAAAATGTTCATAACCCCCATCCGGATTGTCGTTGTGTGCCATCTCTCTTCTCCTTTAGCAGCCTAAACTCCTGCCACTTTCGACATGTCCTCGGACTATGTGTGTGCATATATTCCACACCACACTTTGGACACATCTTTAGCTTCTGCTTCCGCTCCTTAGTCATCAAACGGTTCTTTTTCCTCTCCTCTTCCATAAGTATGTTCCTGTTCCTTATCCCACTGATTTACGCTGTCGTATTCGCCCCAGGGCTTCGTGAAATGCGGTCCTTCTGGCCTCGCACCTACTTGCGACCCTATGACACCGCCGCTCTCAGCCCTCTTAAGTCCTTGAGTATCCTCCTGCATTCCTCCCTGCTTTTCTTTGGCTCTTTCAAGGTCGGATGATTCCCACGGAAATTCTCTCCTCGGTTCCGGCCGACACCAATGTTCATACTTCGGATCAGCACTGCCGCTATGTCCACCTTCGACCGGCCTCGTGCCATTTGCATATCCATCACGACACGCCGGCTCTTCTGTAAAAGTTGCACGAGTGTTTCTAAGTCCGATCTTATTAACCTCATCTGCCATCTTCCTTNTCCTCTATTCTCTATTCCACCACTAGTACCTTTGCGAGAATGCCCGCAGGGGGCATAATCGGATGCGCTCCACCTCCAGCATGATCACTAATCGACGCCCCTGTAAGTGATCCACCTGTTGTTCCGCCTTGTGCCGCATTACCAATTGGATTAGCCCCTCCTTGAACGTTCGCAATTGCTCCTCCAAGAGGCCCAGTATAGCTATGGCTATGGGAGGCATCATTGAATGTAAACTGGCCTGTTGGGGCTTCTGCGAGAGTTAACGTGTGGTTCTGAAGTCCACCATTATTATTGATAAGGGTGCCATCAAAATTTCCCCCAGCCACCGTTATGCGGCCAGAATTTCCCGTCCCTCCCGGATTATCAAGGCCAAAGACCGCCCTTCCACGTAAATCTGGCGTATTTCCTATATTCCCGTTTATCTGGAAATACTCTGGATAATTCGCCGCGGAGCTTAACACTTGGCCATTTGCCCATTCATATCCCACCGGGAGGGATGTGGAGAGAAGATCGAATACAGTGCCAATTGGGCGGCTTTCAACCCTTTCACAGATAAAGGTCGTCCCGGTCCACAAGACTCTCGTTCTCCTCCCCGGAATACAACGGCGGACCTTTGCGAGCCCACTATATTCTCCACTCTGAATGGTCCCAGAGGGAGGAACCAGAAATATAGGATTGATATCTGTCGTTATCTTTATAATACTACATTCCCACCCGGCATCNAGNGCTGTAAGTCCAGCCGGAAGGGTAAAAGTTAGTGCCCCGGCGCTGGTATTAGCTAAAACAGTATTATTTGTCGCCCCGAGATTAAATACTGAATTTGCACTGATTCCAAATGTCGTTGGGAGGCCTACAAGGCGCCTCACTGAAGTTCCAAAGACGTTCTGGAGTACTGCCTTTATTAGTTGAAGATGGTTCGCCCCCTGCGTCTCTAAATCCGACGTCGGTGGATTAGTAGTAACCAGGTCCGCAATAAAAGTGGCAGTTTCGAGGGGCATTTTATAATCTCCTCCCCAGACTATACCTTCTTCCCCCAATCTCTCTATCATAGAGCAGGGCAAGGTATGTCTTCTCAGCGCCTGCAAGTCCAGGACTTCCACTCAAAATCTGCTCGAATAATGTAGCCGCGTCTTTATCTCTCGTGGACATGGCCATTTTTAATCCCGCTCGACCGATTAGGAGCCAGGGAATATTAGTCGACCACTGATTAGTGACATTCGCTCCATCAAGCCGGGTATCGTGGGCATAGAACGTCCAAAGAAGGTTGTATATCTTGTCCGGCCCAGGATATATGCGGACCTGATTCTTTCTAAGAACATAGATCTTCGGCTGTCCAGGAGTTGGAGGCGCCTGCGTCGATTGTGTTACTATCTCCGTCCCATCCCACCAAACCTTTCTCGTCGCAAAGAAGAATTCCTCTGCCTCTCTATAATCCATTTTTTCAATAAACGTCTGCGGTCCCGGCGTCCGGATTTGCAGCCTCAGATTTCCATCTTGGTCATCTGCCTCAGATATAAATCCGGTTGGGAGGTTGTACTGCTGTGGCGTCGCAGTCGCCGGGACCGCAGGTGTTATGGTGAACGTTTGATCTTCTTGGAGCAGAAACCACGGGAGCGTTGCGCCTCTCTCCAGCTCATCTTGCTCATCTTGCAATGCCCCCTGAATATTGCTTACAAGGGTCGTGCGGAAGCCTAGCTTCTCCTGTATCCTCGCGACCATTGTATCTCGATCCATTCTCGCTTCGCTCGAATGAGCGCTCCCTATGGCGACGGACCCATCGTGTAACCAACTAGTCCACTCTGTTGTATTGTAGCTCCACTGGAATTAATTATGAAAGCATTTCCAGGACTGGTTCTGAACCACGGTTGGGCATCAAATGGCAACACCATACTTCCGTTAGCCACCATGGGTATCGCTCCAGTTAAGTTGGTCCCGGCGCCATCTTTCATCGTTAAATTTGTCACCCCGCCGACCACATCCATTATCTTCCAAACTAAAATTGATTTACCCGCCACCGCAGGGACTATGATATTATCTCCTGTTAGCGCCGCATTTATCGCCGCGAAGGTTAACTGTGGGCCATCTAGAACTTGTGTCATAGCGGTTTCCTTATTATGCTAAATCCCCATATATGCTGCACATCTGTCGGTTGGACCACAGCAGCCGGAACATCACTAGGTACGTTCTGCAAGAGATTTCTATCGAGGAAATAAACCGGCTGATTATACCTGGCGAGGACATAAACCGGCACATCCGCCGCCGGGATTGCCACATCCGTCGGCCATGGAAATACCAGCCTCTGAAACACCAGCGGCTGAAATCTTGCAATAAAATTCTGTGGATTATCCGCCGGAGGAATAACCGCTGTGCCATCCGTCGGCTGAGGGAATATCGGCTGCGGCCATTGATATGGACTATACTTCGCAATAAAATATGTCGGAACATCCGCCGGCGGAATTGGAATATCACTATTTGGCGACCAAAGATATTGCTGCTGCCATAATGTCGGCCGAAATCCTGCAATGAGATGTTGATTGGTTTCAGCCGTCGGCGGGACCGGAGGCGCATCTGCAGGCTGTGGAAATATCCTAATATTAAATTGAGTCGGTTGAAATTTCGCAATAAAATTAACTGGGACATCTGCCGGTGGAATTCCCACGTCTGTCGGCTGTGGGAATGTCGGCCTCGCCAATACTGTCGGCTGAAACTGTGCAATGAAGTGGGAATTGAATGGCCATGCCCCCTCATCCGTGGCTCTATTCCAGAGTAGCCTCGGCCAAAGCTCCGGCCTGTTATAGACCGGAAGCTCATAGAGGATGACAAAGATATCGGCCACATCACTCTACCTTTGGACCCTCAACCTCCACACACCCCGCCGGGGGGCCTTTTTTCGCTACACATTCATTGCAGACAAAGAACGCAAACGTTGTAGCTTCAACCGGCGCCAGCGCCTTTGGCGCTCCACAATCGGCGCAATAGACCATATCGAAAACCNTCCGCCCGCGCTGCACCTGTACCTTTTCCCTATCAAGATAAGGCAACCGGCAATCGGGATATTCAAATTCAAGTTGTCTATCCCACCACCGTGTTCGGCTCAGATTAGGCATTAGTCTGATCCCTCAAGGATATCAGTAGACCAATCAAAGTTCACACTCGCCTGCGAGGCGATGGAAGTAAGTTCGATATCGACCGGATTACTCGCCGCGGCGCCCGCGAGCATCTTAATGGCATCTCCTGGGACTAGTGGGACTAACCCTCCCTGGCCTCCAGTCGCCGCAAACCCTGCCATTGCCCTCTGTAGAAGGGTCGTCCCTGCTGTAATCGCTGAGGTATCATCAACCCATGTACTCTGCGCTGCCGCGGCCCGCGGATTCTTCGGCGTTGGAACCTGTGCCGTTCCACCACTAAATACTGTGCCGCCGGTGGTATTGGTCTTCGCCCTCAGAATACACCCACCAGCGTTTCCGAATCTCGCCGCGGCGTACATGTTCATAAGGCTTACGGTTTCGGAAGGTGCAATTGCCTTCCCAGCCATATGTGTCGTTTCGGTCCCCAACACCGCGTTAGTTACTGTGGGTCTTTTAAGATCATACCAAGGCATCTTACCATCTCCATGGGTTATTTCTAACTCTATAGATTGTCTGTCCAGAGCTATCCACTTGCGCCCCTGCCGCCACTATCGGGAAAGCTTTCACCTGAAATAGCCCCGCATTTGGCCCCATCGACCTCTGCGGCGTCTTGAACTTATCGACCTTAAAATTGTGCTTCGCGAGCGAAATTCCGCCACTTACTGCCGCTGGCTTTACAGCCATTATAATAACAGCAAAATTATCTCCCCCTCCAGTAGTCGAATTAGTAAATGCAGCATTTACCGAACCTGCTACGCTTTGCACCGCATCTTCGCTAACTACGGAGAAAGCATCCACGGTATCAAGATCAGACCCTCTAAGAGTAAATGGTAGAGGGCTGGTGCCAGCGGTTGATGCAGGAGTAGCGGTTCCTTGATCGAAACATATACCATAAATCAGGTCACCATTGGCGGTGGTTGTGATGCTCGTGGAAGTAATGGCATTCGCACCTGTTCCCGGCGCGGTCCGTAAGACAATAGCATGACCATCTGTAGGATCGGCAACGGCTAATGCTCCTGAATACTCATCTATTACAACTTGAACAGGATTACCTGAACCGGAACCAAAGGTGATAGTGATAATATGAGGAGCATTAGTAATATTTCCTAATTCAAAACTAAAAATTTGATGGGAATCGGTTGCATCATTCAGACTGTCCTTGACAGTATAAGTATTACCTTGATCGTCTTGTACTGAAGTTATTGTAATCCCGTTCGGGACCGATATTATGCCTCCAAGTACACAATTTCCGCTGCCGACATTGGCCCCAAGCGTCGCCACAAACGTGTTTGCGCCGGTTATAACTCCGTGAGTCGCAAGCCCCTGGACATGTGCGAAAGACATCAGAGTATACTTGTATCCACTTGGACACCCGCGCCAAAACTGTTTAAGTTAGATATTAGAGCAATGCCACCTACATTCACCACAATCAACGGTGTGGTGAAAATCAAGATCGCTGTCTGTCCCGGATTGACCTGTTTGAATTGAGTAATACCAGAAACTGTTATAAAAAATACAACATCAGTAGTTCCTGATACATTTGCCATTGTACAGGATGCCGCTGTTAAGAGGACATCATCCCAATTCAATATGCAAACGCAGGAATCGGACTTTACTAGCGTTGTCGTTTGTGTAGCCACCTCAACCGCCCCAATT